ATTTTTTGGGTTCAGTTCAATAAGACCAATTGGTCCGCCTAAGAACATTAATACTGGAGCTAACGCTGCCATCACTCTACCAAAAGCAGCCGCCCCAACTCCACCAACACTAAAGAAACGAATTAATGAAGTTCCTATACGAAGTACCGCTCCGATTGGTCCTGATAGAAGTAAGAATGCTCCTCCTAGCACTGCTAATACCGAGATAAATGTGCCAAGAGCTGGGTGTGCTTGTAACAATGAATTCGTAAACTTCAAGAATCCGTCAATTGCTTTTAGAATAGCTGCCCCTACTGGCGCAAACGCTACCCCTAAATTAACAAGTAACATGGTTAATTGACCGATAACACTCAACATAACAGGACCATTCGCTCGTACATAATCTAAAAACATTTGGAATCCATTACTTTTTCCGAATGACTGAGACCATTGTACAAATTTCTCAGTCATGCTAACCATTCCTGATTCCATTTCTTTCATAAGAGGTGTGAAGGCCATAAATATATTTGCAAGACCCCTAAATACATTACCTGCTGTAGTACTTAACGCAACCAATGAACTACCTGCATTATTTCCAAGCCACGTAAAAAAAGCTTTCATATCGTCTGCCTGTAGCGTCTGATTAAAGCTTTCAAATAATTTATTAATACCGGTTATTGTGCTTTGGATAGCTGGTTCAAATGCAGTTAACACTGTTTTAGCTGTACCCATACTTCCTATGAATGTATCTAATATTGGTTCTTCAAACTTCCCAGTGAATTCGTCCCAAAAGCTACCGAAGTCTTTCATCGAACCAATAGTTTCTTTCTGTTTTTCGCTTAACCCAGCATAAGCTGCCTCTAATTCTTTTATAGCAGCTGCTTTTTCTTTTGCGGTTGTGGCACTTGCAACCTTTTCTTCAAGGTCTGAAATATTTTTATTCGCTTCGAATACCTTTGTAAGTGTCGGAACAGCAACCGCTCCAAATGCTGCAACACCAGCTCCAGCTGCAGCAAATGAAGCACCTAAAGCTCCAACTCCTGCAGCCAGAGAAGCAACGGCAGGAACTACAGAAGGGCCAACGAGCATCGCTCCACCGATAATGCCATTTTGGAATCGTCCAAATGAATCTAATCTTCTATCCACACGATCCATAGCTCGGTTAAACTCACTTATATCAGCGCCTATCTGAGCTTCCATATCATTAGGCATATTAACCCCCCCTTTCTACTGGGGTGAAAGTGAATTGGCTTAACCATTCCTCCTGATGTTTCACTTTTTCTTTAAGGTCTTCTGCAGTCTCTCGTTGTTTCGATTCAGCATCAGGACGTTTGAATAAGTCTTCTGGTTTTAATTCTTTCTTTGGATCATGATGATAGACCATTCTCATCATCAGTGATTTCACTGCTTCTATTTCTAATTGGTCGTATATCTTTTCAGTTCGATCATTCATAAGATAATAAAACTCCTTGGGAGTCATCCTTAAAGTCTCCCAAGGTTTCAAGTCAAGATATCGAAAACCGTCTCGAATAACTTGGTTTACTTCAATAACAGATCTAACTGAGCTTTCAGACGTGGATCTGTTGATAGCATTTTCTCCATCGTCTGCTTGTAGAAAAAACTATTTGAAATAATGTCATTAGCAGTATTCATAACAAAATTCAAATCCAATTTCCCTTCCATGAATTGTTTTTCAATTTCTGATTCAATTGTTTTTAAAGCGAAATTTTTCTCTGTATGGAATAACGCAGCATGTGCAATGTGTACGAATGTATCTAAATCACCAGTGATTACTTTCCCGAGTAATTGTAAAGCGCCACCATCATAAAGAGAGTTTAAGTACTTAACACTCTTGAAATTAATTTGCAATTCATATTCGTTTCCTTGTACCTCAAACATTGGCATTTTTTCTAATTTAGTCATTGAATCAATCTCCTTTGATTTTTAATAAAAATAAATAGAGCAGGTGGTTTCACCTACTCTTAAACTCCCGCCTCACTTGGAGCACCTGTTGGAATTTCAGTTAACGTTTCTTCTGTTAACTCTCCATTCAGCGCCGCTTCTAATGAGTACTTAGCAAACTCTCCGTTCGAATACGTACGTTCAAATGTAGAAATCATATACATTCCCCATTCAGCTTTTTTAGTACGTGTATTCACTTCATATATCTTCACAAATTTCTTTTGACGTCTCGATTTTTTAATGTAGTCAATACTTGAGTCGCCTTCAGTAATGATTCCTTCTAAAGATACGGAAATTGAACCATCACCATAATCCGAACCGCTCTTATCTTTGGTTTTTAATTCAATTGCATCTGATTCTTCAGAAATTGAACCGTCAGTTTGGTTGAAGAAACGGTATTTAACTGCTTCTCCTGTTGTTTCAGGCGGAATTTCTACTAAAAATAAATACTCATCGCCTCTATACTCTTTTGCCATATATGTCACTCCTTCGAAATTATAAATTTAAAACGCAACACACCATGGAATACACCATCTACTTCTGGATCTAGTGTCGTTTGTGTGTAGTCGTCTTTTACATCTGAAATATAAAAACCATCCTCTAGTGAGAATGGTTGGCTTAATGCTTCAATAACTTTATTATTCATATCATTGATTTGACTTTTGTTCTTACTTTCACTAAACGTATGGATAACATGGTAAATCTCTTTATGTCGCTTGTTCTTAGTAGAAGCATCAGTTATATATTCTTCGCCAAGCGCAGCAAATGGATATTCAGCTGTTTTAGGTACATATGGATATACCTTTAGTCCAACCGCTTTTAATTGATTATATATACCAATCTGTAACTGTTCGTTTCCAATCATTAATCATCTATCCTTCTGATAATAGATTCTAAGTCACGAAGGTACGCTGCTTTCGCAATTAAGAAAGATGGAAATAGAAAAGGTTGAGGTCTCATATAACGCGTCCCGAATTCTAAGTACACACCGTAAAAAGCGCCCACCGTTACAATGCCCGTTAGACCACCATTATGGAAGCTCGAATGAATAGAACGTTTTAAATGTCCTGTATCATACGGAGCCTTTATTTTCGCTTCACGTTCCATCATATAGGTGTGCTTTCTGGTACTCTCTTTGACTTTCCTGTTCGTTTCCGCAGTCATATTACGAAACTTTAAAGCTAGTTTCTTTTGGCCATTCATTTTTATTCGAAAGGAACCCCTACCCACTGTGACCACTCCTAGATAAGTAGAGTACAGTTGAGCGCCTAAAGTTCTTACGTTGCTTGATGACGTATTCTTTATCGTTATACGTCACTTTACCAATGTTATCTGAAAAGCGACTAGGAAAATGAATCTTAACCCCATCTTTCACGTTTTGCCCATATACCGTGTTCTGCTCTTCTAAAGAAATGTTTTGCTCTGAACAAGCCAAAATAAGCTTTGTTTCGATTTCGTCGATACCTAGAGGTGTTTCTACCTCTTCAATGCTAATTATCATACATCTTTTATCGTACCGCATTAGTAAAACTTCGCCTTTCCTTTTGCAGGTGGTTTGTTATTATCCTCGATATATTTATCAAGCGTAGGAACAAAATCTTGAAACGGATCGTCTACATAAGTAGCACTCTTTCCTTCTTCACTATCAGTCTTCGTTCCCTCACTACCAATACGGTTATAACGAATGATAGTTAATTCTTTTACAATCCATTCTAATTTAGTAGGAAGTACTTCTTCACCAATATATCCCGTTACACGTTGTGTCATAACATTTATGATGTCCTGTAACAATGTATCTTGCAATGCGTCCTGGATACCTAAATATAACTTCACAGTTTGTAATAGCATGATTACTCACCGCCTAATACTTCTAATAAATCATCACGATTCATTTTGCTATATCCTGAGATACCTTTTTCTTTAGCGATATCTTTCAATTCAGGTACAGTAAGTTCTTCTAACTTAACAATTTCCTGTTTTTCTTCATTCGTTGCTTGTAAACGTCTCATACGTTGAAAAGCCGCAAGGCCCATAGTATCACCTCATTTTTAGTGATAATAAAAGAGAGGCATAACGCCCCTCGATTAAGCTAATTTATGTTTGAACGCAACAACTCTGATATTTTTCGGAGTATATACTCGGTTCCAGTTTGTTGCATTTGCTAATTCTGTGTTTGTCGGAGAAGAACTTGCAACTGCTGCGTTTTTAAATTCAACTCCACGCGGGTGAAGAATAAAATGTTGGCGGTTAATTAGAATGTCATCGCCTTGTAAGCTGTCACGATCTGTTTCAGTAGGAACAGGAGCTGCACCATTACCTTTTGCGAACGCGCCTTGTCCAAAGATATAAGATGTGTACACACCACCAGAAGCAGGCATAGTGTCATCTACAATTACACGTTTATTCATATAGAACGCAATACGTTGATTGTTCGAATCTAAAGCAAACTCAATTAAGTTTTGTTTACGTAAGCTTGCATAAGTAGCAGAGTGAACTGCGATTGCTGTTAATTTCTCTTCTGCATCACCTAATTTGTAGCAAGCATCAATGAACGTTTCACCTGTGTAGTTCGGTGCTGTAGAGCTACCAGAGATATCATGTAAGTTAGCCGCCATAGAAGGAGAAGCGAACACACCGTTAAGTGTACTAATTAACACTTTTTGCTCCATACGGCTCCAATACGCTGCAACTAAGTCAGCGATAGCTTTCATAGGATCGTCACCAGATAAAGCTTTTGCAAGGTCGTTTGCTTTCCATGCTTTACCACGCATTAAAAGAACCGCAACGTCTTGTCCTGCACTGATCTTATCTGGTGTTAAAGGTGAAGAGTCAGATAATACTTCATCATCTCCACTTAGGTCTTTCCAGTAAGGCATATTTAGCAATTTACCACCAGAAGCTGCTAATTTATCAAACTCTGGATCTCTTTCTACGATTCCCGCTTGTACAAGTGCAGATAATTCTGCTGTTCTCTCAATTACATAAGGGTTAAATACCTCGGGTACAATTACATCACTAATTTTCGTCATCTATACATCTCTCCTTATTATTTCATCAATCCTGCTGCTTTTAATTTAGCGAGCAGTGCGTTAAAGTCTGTTTTTAAACCAGGTACATCTGTAGCAACACTATCGGCTTGTGTAGCCGCTTGCGGTAATACTGACGCATCAATCTTTCCATCACCGTTTTTGTCATATGTTTTACGTAAATATCGTGGTACTCTTGGCATTTATTTCACCCCTTTTCTTACTTTTGAGATTGTAGTTTTCTAGCAAGGTCAGGATTTTCTTTTAGAATGCGAGCTTGTTCAGTTAAATTGAACGTTTCTTTCTTCCATGGGTTATAAGTACCTGTTTGCTTATTACCAACACGCGGAACACCAGAAGCAAGTCGTTTATTTACCTCTACTTCAATCGCTTGTTGCCATTCGTCTTGGAACTTCACAATGTTTTCTAATGTTCCTTCTGCATCTTCACCTAGTACAAAACTAGAAAAGGTAGTAGGTAGTTTTCTTTCACGAAGAACATCTACAGTATCCATTTCGAGTTGCTTCTTCGTGAATTGGCGTTCTTTTTCTAATAATGCTTCTTCTTTTTTCTTAAGATCTGACTCACGGCGTTCTGCTTCTACCCTTGCACGTTCATCTGCGCTAAGTTTAGCTAGCTCCTCCGCTTCCTTACGCTCTTGTTTAATCTTTTCTTCCATTTCCTTACGCAACTTTTCTTCACGCTTTTTAAGAGCAGCTGTAACACGTTTATCTGCTTCTTGCTGCATACGTTCTTCTAATTCTTTTTGAGTGAGTGTAACCGTTTCTTCCGAATTATCTTCGTCATCTTCAGGATTATCCGGTTCCCCTTCACCCTCAGCAAAGAATTGAAGGTCTAGCTTTAAAGGATATTTTTGTTGCTCTAATGCTCTATAAAAAGGTGATTTATTTTCTACTTTGTATTCCATTGGTTTCCTCCTTGCCCTGTATAGTTGCTGTATCAGCCCCTACGAACAGTTCAATGATTTATTTAGCAGTTTAACGTCATGCTGAGGACAAAATAAAAAGACGTTTTCATTTAACGTCTTGGTTACACACTATTCAATGACCGGTACAATAAACGACCTGCAGTTAGGATGCATAGGCGGAAAATTAACACCAATCTGTCGTTCTGAAACGTTATATACCTTCTTATTTAACCTTTTACATACTTTTGACGTCCTACTATCGACATTAGCCATGAATTCATACTGTTCCATACCATTGTCAATGTAAGACTTCGCAGTCGTTTCATTCATCACATATCCCGTCTCTGTGCGAATAATACGCTCACTGGCATATTTACTATTACCTACTGTTTTACGAAGCTCACGCGCCATCTGTTGCACGCTAGCACCACGAATTAAGCCACTTGTAATGGTCTTTCGTAAATTAAAAACAAGTAACGTTTTATTCTTCCATAACGTGTCCGAAAACTCTTCTCCACTCCATGGAACAGTAATGATTTGTATCAGTTCTTCCTCTGGTAATCTCACAAAGTTAGCTACAAGCCCGCTTGTTTCATAATATGTCTCTGCTGCTACTTGTTTAAGATGTTCTTCCATTGTAATTTGTTGCTCTCCATATGCACGGATAAGCGCTAAATCAATCTCATTCATGAGCAAATCAAGACGAGTAACGGTATATTTCGCTCTCAGTAACTCAAATTGTTCGATTTCTTGCTGTGTAATGTTTTTATTTCGTGATTTAGCAGCTAATCTCCTAATCTTCTTGTCGAAATCAGCTAGATCAGTAGCAGTAACCTTCTTACGCGCTTCCTCAAGTGTCATACCATGTTTAGTTGAGTACTTCGTATAAAAGGATTCAACCTCTTTTGCGACTTGTTCCATTGCATCTTCATAAATGTCAGTGAGTTCCTTCTGTATCTCATCCTCACTTTTCCATACATTGTTAGCAATCTCACTTGTGCGCTTTAACCAGTACTCAGTACTCTTCCTATTCAACTGTTTAATTTCTTCAAGAGAAGGGTTATTAGCCATTTACAACCACTTCTTCCTCTTCTTCAACCTCGTTATCTTGTTTACTGAACATAGGTTGCATTTGAAACTCTTTCATTGCTGCTTCCTTCTCTTTTTGCTTACGCTCCATCTCTGCTTGTACATCCTCAACAAGCGGATGGTTCGATAACTTCGTTTCCTCTGATAAGTCCGGTGAATTATTTATAATATCCACCATTTCCTTAACGTTTGCAGGAAGGTTTGGAGTGAATACAATTTCAAGCTTCTCAATTCCACTTTCTTTGTTTTTTATCCCCCATACTTTCGAAACTATACGATAACGAGACATAACACCTTCTTTTAGAAGTCTTTCTTTTGTTGAACGTAATTGATCCAGGATAAACAACTTATATTTCATTGCTTCTCCTGTAACGTTTGATGAGAATTGTTCGTCTGATAAATCAGGAGCAAAGGCTAGTTTATGAATATCGTTAACTAATCGATTCTTATAAGCTTCTTCACCAGCAACATCATATGTCTTTGTTAAGTAGAAGGCATCCGGCTTAACGCCATCACTTGCAGGATCATCTAATACAATAACTCGAGATTCTTTCATTTGTTGGATGTCCCCGTACTGTGTATTAGGTTGCCCTGCTAGTACTAGATAAGCATCAGCGAAGTCTTCCATACTATTAGCTGTATCTGATTGTGCTTTATCATAAGCATCAATCAATTTTATAACTGGTTCAAAATCACCAATACGCTCATCATTATTCCAATACTCAATGATTGGCACAGCGTTGAAATGATGTGTTTTTTGTTCCGTTTGATTTAAATCGCTGAATTCTTCATTAGATTCATAATAAGTAACGGTATTCGTAGTGTATTTTTCAATGAACGTTCTAATCTCTTCACCTATCGTAATACTGTACAATCGAATAGCGGCAATAGGTTTCATTTGTACAGTTGCGTCATAAATAACAAAGACTTCTTTAGGGTCCAATACTGCCATTTTTTCTATAGCTTCTTCATCTGTATAAATCATTTCAAATGCACGTCCGTAAATCGATAGGTTTAATTCCATTAGGCTGTTATGAGATTGTTCATTATTAATATCATTAAACTCATTTATCTGTTGTAATAACGCTTCATTTTCATGATTATACGTAAGTGGTTTACCTAAGATATATCCCTGTATCAATGTAGAAATATATCTAGCGAAGTTATGTGACAGCTTATTATCCGCTCTTGTTTCATCCCTGGCTTTTCTCTTCTTGATGTTAGTATCGTTTAGATAATAAGAAATCAGCTCCTTTAATCGCGGAAGCTGTGCTGATTGAAATGAACTTATAAATTTAAGAAGAACCTCATCTGTTAAGTCCTCTTCGCTTATAACACGAAATATTTCATTTGCTTTTTCTGAATGATTTGCAGAACCACTCATCGTTTCACCTCCTAAATACCCAATAGTTTGCGGATATTTGTTTGTTTTGGTTTATTTTTCAAATCAGCAACTTCATACCCATCAAGTCCATACCATATAGCCGAGAAAGTATGAGGATCTATATTAAACTCATCTAAAATAATATTGCCATTCCTATCTTTCTTATATGTTAAAAACTCTAATTCTCGTTTTACATTTGAACATGCAGTTGAACAGAATATCTTTTTAAATCGTTTGACCTTCTTTGTATTAGCAAGCCGTGAGCCTTGGAATTTCTTTGCTGGTTTCATCCGGAATCCTTGTTGTCTAAAGTAAGCAATTGTTTTAGGTTCAGCGCTATCTGGTCGTATAAGCTCTCCTGTTTCCTTGAATTCTTTTAAATCCTCGGCTGTCTCTGGATCAGTTTTTTGATTCTTATAATACTCCCAGTAGATATATAGGTACTGCTTATTACGATCTACTGCCATTCGTACCACAGCGTTGAATGATTCCTCAAAACCGAAGTCCATACCAACACGTAACATTAAGTTTTTATCATTTTTAATAATCTCATCCATTACTGTAGCGTCCATCATCTCGAATTGAGGTAATACCCTTGCACCATTAATGCCAAACTGACCTTTTCTAGCCACTCGATGCAAATCTTCATCGTATTCCTTCATCTCATCCAACTGATCTATATAATCCTGCGGTAAAAATAGATTATCGTCAGCAGTTGAATGATGGTAATACGTATTATTAATAACAATCGTCTTTTGCTCATATAACTCATTATCATCTAACACAAGACGTTCATTTACTTCATCTTTAAAGAAATGCAAATAAGCCCAGTTGTCTTTTGATACTGGGTTTGTAGTTAAAATCATATGCATTTTGAAAGTAGGATGTCGTAGACGTCCCATAAGCTCCTTGTAACCATCGTATTTAATTTCAGAACACTCTTCAATCCACACAATGGATACGTTATTTATAGATTTAAGCTTCTGTGGATTATCAAGTCCACGGAATATTATCTTAGCTCCATTAGGGAACTTTATTTGCAGTGGAGACACAGAAAAGGAAATACGGTCATATATTCCCATCACTTCAGCTATCTCTTCAAATAATGAGAAGCAACTGTCACGTATTGTCGCATATACATCACGAACTACTAGGACAGTTCTACTTTCCTCTAAACATTTTAAAAGTATTTTTGCAGCAGTATTATATGACTTACTCGATCCATATCCACCAACAAGGAAATATGTCTTATGGTCCCAATCGAAAATATAGTCTTCAAACCGTGGATTAATCTCGACAACAGTCATTAGTCATCACCTTTTCGTTTTACGATGATTTCTATTAGCCCGTCATTTCCATTTCCGGATAACTTTTTAACTTCTGCTTCCACTTTCTTAACGTTCAGCTTCATACCTTCTAACTTTAAGCGTCTTTCATCATCTATATTAGCTAACTTATCAAAGTCCTTAATAAGAGAGGATAATGTGCTCATCGCTCTTGATTGAGCGTTTAGGAAGTTAGCGTGTTTATCCCAAGCAAACTGTATTTCGTACTCAGTACCCATATCCGTTTCTTTCTTTACTTCTCTACTCGTATCTTCCTGATCTACTACAAACATCAATCGTTGCGCTCTAATAATAGCGGTATACTGAATCGTTATGTTTTCCCATAACATATCAATCGGATTCTTCTCCATGATCTCAGCAGCTAAATCAGCTACATCTTCAGGGAAGTGTTTACGGAAGAATCCATGAGTAACAGCATTGTCATTTTGTAAAGGAGCGCCATGACCTACAGCATTCTTATTACCCCATTTAGGATTCTTGTTGCCTGAATTCCCTACAGCATTCTTATTCCCGATGGGTGCACCTGTTTTCTTCGTTTGGGTGCATCCTTTTTCATCGTTTGGGTGCACCCTTTTTCGATTCCAACCATGCCTTTTTCTCCAGGACTTAATTGTATTAATACTGACCTCGTATTTCTCAGCCAGCTCCTTATACTTCATACCTTGCATGTAATCTTCCTGAGCTAACTCGTGTTTTTGTTTCACTTCATATCACCCACCACCTTCTATATTTATAGGAAGAAACTCGCTATAACTCCCCCCTCATGGTAATCCCTAATTTAGTCTTGAAATTCTCTAAAACTCGATGTATTATATTTTTGTGTTTTTCTCTTTCCTAAGCCGAGAAAACATCATCACTTCTGAAAAGGACCCGAACTCCAACGGGTTCTTTTTTTATAAAATAAAAAAGCAGCGGTTTCGCTACTGTAAATTAATTGTAATTGTGCACTGATTACTATTTAAATTAAAATACATATTTATAGAAAACGAATCATTAGTATAGAAAACGGTCAATTTTCTATGGTTATACCTTAATTTCTTTTCCGTCGAAATGAATTTTAAAAGGAATCTAAATTAAAATAACTACCTCTATTTTTGTTCAGAAATAATACTTTGCAAGCGATATCCTTCTAACTCCCAAATCTTATTTATAATTCGTTCTTTACAGATTTCAGTTCCAATCTTCACATCATAATTAGCAGGATCTACACATGCACTTGATTCAGTTAGGATAAACCCATTTGGTAATTTAGCAACTACTACTGTACATTTACCGTGAAACTCTTCCACTGTCCAATGTGTTCTTTCTAAAATACTATTGATATCATCTTGAGTGATTGTGTTTTTCATTATTACTTCCTCCTCTATTTTCGTTCGTTGTGTTCATTTGTTTTGTTAAAGAACTTCTGTCAAAATACGAAATGACTTATATATTTGGTCTTCAATAGTAATTTCAATAGGTTTGTTAACTAATTCGGATACAGTAGTTACTTTTGCTTCTTTTAACACAAAAGCGAGTTCTTTCAACACTCTTTGGAATGCCATATTTTTCTCTTCTTCAGAATCCCATTCACAATCGTTGTTGATGTTAATCAAATGTCTACCACCGCAATTGACTCCACTAGTACCATTGAAACGAAATTCTAATTGTAATCCCATTAAGAAAGGTCTGTCCCTATGAGTTCCGAATTCTGCTTTTACAATTTTACCTAGGTACTTCTGTTCCATCCTCTCACCCCTTCTCCTTAAGTTAAGTTAGTTCGTTTGTTTTGTAATATATCGATAATACATACGAAGAATGATTACCCATATTAAGATTCCGAAGAAGTCTACCCAGTTCATCCCCATATAAGCCACCCTGTCCCTAATCCGATTAAGAAAGGAATGCATGACATCTTCAGCACATACCACTTATATTCCCAAAAGAACTCCAGTACATCTTTAAAAGTAGTTGGCCCCCACATTCCCATCACCCCTTGCGTTCGTTTGTTTTGTTTAACTCACTTACAGCTTGATCGAAGTTTTCAAAGTGATACGTAGCTCCATCTTTGTTACTACTAGCTAAAATAATTTCTTTCCCGTCTTTGCACAACGTCATTCCGTTCTTATCAATCTTAATCGTTCCAGATATAATACTCATCCCCTCACCCCTTATCGTTATAAACATCATCTTCTTCGTTATCCCAAAACCCATAAACCTCTCTATCCAATAAAGTAGGCTTATCCTTATCTTTCCTTAACAACAAACAAGACGCCACCCAGATCACGGCAGCGCCTACGATAATTGATATTGGTTTAATAAACTTAACTATTCGTATGAGCTCTAACTCTTGCTAATTGAGCCATTTCCTTATCTACCATCTTTGCAATTTCATCTGCAGGTTCATATGTTTTTAAGAATATACATTCTTTTATAGGATAAATCTCACCATTAACACCTTTAATGATGTAATCTCCACCTTTACCAATCATTACACCTTCTAGTGTTTTGATTTCACAATAAGCTTCATCGATTCCGTATCTTTTGTAATTGCAATTGTGAAGAATAATATCATTAGAAGATACTTTATCCATAAACCAATCTGGTATAGAGTGACCTGGTCAAGAAAAAC